TGATGCTCCTCTCTTCCTCCAGCTTGTATCCGCGGTTGCGCGATCCGGGGCATCTTTACTCTTAGTTGGGGACGCAAACCAGCTACCTCCTGTTGGGGTTGGTCTTCCGTTTAAGGATTTACTTAATTCCGAAAAAGTCCCTGCTACCATACTTACGCGATTATACAGACAGGCAAGTGAAAGTCAGATCAATACCAACGCCGTGAAGATTTTATCAGGAGTAACATTTTTCGGTGAACCGAACGGACTTATG